AAGACAAGTAAAGGTCTTAAATCTAAAATACAGGGGGCTTCATTTGAAAAGAGTGCTACAACAGGGGTAGGGGGACCAACTACTTACTTTTTCCATGAGGAGGCAGGCATTGCTCCTAAAATGAATGACACTTATGAATACCTAAGACCCGCAATGTCTTCAGGTATGATGACAACGGGTCAGTTTATAGCGGCAGGTTCAGTTGGTGATTTAGATCATTGTAAACCACTTAAGGATATGATCCTAAATCCTACATCTCAAGACATATATGCCGTAGAAACCAATCTAATGGACAAAGATGGTGGTATTGGACTAGCAGGCCTATTTATTCCTGAACAGTGGTCTATGCCCCCATATATTGATAAATATGGCAACTCTAAGGTAGAAGAAGCTTTAGATGCTATCAAGAACGAGAGAGAAGAGTGGAAAAAGAACTTAAATCCTGAGCAATATCAGCTTAGGGTATCACAGAAACCTACAAATATTGCTGAAGCATTTGCATATAGAAAAGAATCTATATTTCCACAGGGCTTAATATCCAAACAGCTTAAGAAAATAGAAGACAAAGAATACAGCTATGAGCATATAGAGCTTGAAAGAGATCAAGATGGTATTAAAGCCAAGCGTTCTAATAAGCTACCAATAAGAAAGTTTCCTGTTGATAAAAAGATGCACGATAAGTCTGGGTGTTTAGTTGTGTGGGAAAGACCGGTAGAAAAGCCTGAGTTTGGTATGTACTATGCATCTATTGACCCCGTATCAGAAGGTAAAACAACTACATCAGATTCTTTGTGTAGTATCTTTGTATATAAGAATCCAGTTGAAGTAACAAGACACACACCAGAAGGTATTGAGCATTTTATAGAAAGAGATAAAATTGTGGCCGCATGGTGTGGTAGATATGATGACATTAACAAAACACATGAGCAACTAGAACTTATTATACAGTGGTATAATGCATGGACAATAGTTGAGAACAATATATCTTTGTTTATCCAGCATATGATTGCAAAGCGTAAGCAAAAGTATTTGGTTCCAAAGCAGCAGATATTGTTTCTAAAAGATCTTGGGTCTAACAGAACTGTATATCAAGAATATGGTTGGAAAAACACCGGCACACTATTTAAGAATCACCTAATATCTTATGCTATTGAGTTCCTTAGAGAAGAGATAGATGAAGAACTAGATGATAATGGTGAAGTCATGAGTATTACACTTGGCATAGATAGAATACCAGATCCAATGTTGCTTACAGAAATGCATTCATACTATCCAGGTTTAAACGTTGATAGGTTAGTAGCATTTTCTGCTTTAATAGCCTTTGCAAAGGTGCAACAATCCAATAGAGGTTATGCAAAAAGAAATGAAGGACAGGACCTCAATAAATTGGAAAACTCAAAAAATTTATATAAATTAAAATATAGTCCGTTTAAAAATATTGGACGTAAAAAGAGTGTAGATTCTCCTAAAATTAAGAGGTCTGCATTTAAAAATTTTAGATAATGAGAGTATTTAACGCATTACAAATAAAGAAGGGAGCTAAAGGAGAAGGATATCCATCATCATCAAGTCTAACACAACCAATACAGTTTCTTCCCGCAAAGAAGAAAAACGATGACTGGTCTGCGTGGAACATAGATTGGCTTGAGTTGCAGGGTATGGAGTTTCTTAGAAGAAATGCTAGAAGACTACTTAAAAACTATAAGCTTGCAAAAGGTATTATAGATAAACGTGACTATATTATTGAGGATGATAATGACTACAAAGAGTTTATTGATGTCCTTACAAAGGAAGATGAGTCAGCTTTAGAACTCAAGTTCTATCCTATTATTCCTAATGTGATAAATGTATTATCAGGTGAGTTTTCTAAAAGATTTTCCCGAGTTCAGTTTAGAGCGGTTGATGACTTGTCTTACAATGAAATGCTTGAGCAAAAAAGGGCAATGATAGAAGAAAACTTGCTTGCAGATGCTCAATCTAAGCTTTTAGCTAAAATGTTAGAAATGGGTGCGGATCCAAATAGTGAAGAGTTTCAACAACAAATGGCTCCAGAAAATATTAAATCTTTACCTGAAATAGAAGATTTCTTTTCTAAGGATTACAGATCACTTATTGAAGAGTGGGCAACACATCAAACTAATGTTGATGTAGAAAGGTTTAAGTTGCAAGAGTTGGAAGAAAGAGCATTTAGAGATATGCTTATTACAGATAGAGAGTTCTGGCACTTTAAAATGATGGAGGATGATTATGATATTGAGTTGTGGAATCCTGTTCTTACATTCTATCAGAAATCACCAGACACAAGATATATCTCAGATTCTAACTTTGTAGGTAAACTAGATTTACTTACTGTATCAGATGTAATTGATAAGTATGGTTACTTGATGAATGAAAAGCAACTACATTCATTAGAAGAAATATATCCGGCAAGATCTGCATTATATCAAGTATCAGGATATCAGAATGATGGTGCTTATTATGATCCTAGTAGATCACATGAGTGGAATACACAAATGCCCGGCCTTGCATATAGAAGATATGTAAGTAACTGGTCTGATGATCCAGCTAGAGGTGGTGATGTTGTATCTGCTATTTTAAATGAAGGTGATGATGTAACACATTGGGGTGAAGGTGAGCTTCTCAGAGTTACAACAACATATTGGAAAACACAGCGTAAAGTTGGCCACCTTACAAAGATTCTAGAAGATGGAGAAATTATCCAAGAAATTATAGATGAAACCTTTAAAGTAACAGAGAAACCTATTTATGATAACACGGTATTTAAGAATAAAACAAAAGATACACTGTTATTTGGTGAGCATATAGACTGGATTTGGATAAATGAGGTATGGGGTGGTGTAAAAATTGGACCAAACTTACCAGCTTTCTGGAGATCTAATATGGGGAACAATATTAACCCTATTTATATTGGAATCAACAGAACAAAACCAGGACGTATTCCTTTTCAATTTAAAGGAGAACATACACTATATGGATGCAAGCTTCCAGTAGAAGGTAGAGTATTTTCTGATAGAAATACACGTTCAAGATCATTAGTAGATCTCATGAAGCCATATCAAATTGGGTATAATATGGTAAACAATCAGATTGCAGATATTTTAGTAGATGAGCTTGGAACTGTAATTATGTTTGATCAGAATGCTCTTCCAAGACACTCAATGGGAGAAGATTGGGGTAAAGGTAATTATGCTAAAGCATATGCTGCTATGAAAGACTTTAGCATGCTTCCTCTTGATACTACAATCACTAATACAGAGAATGCTACAAACTTTAATCACTATCAGGTGCTTAATATGGAGCAAACTAATAGATTGATGTCAAGGATACAGTTAGCTAACTACTTTAAACAACAAGCATTTGAAGCTATTGGTGTTAATCCACAACGCTTAGGAGCTCCAATAGGGCAACAAACAGCTACCGGAGTAACACAGGCTTTAAATCAATCATATGCACAAACAGAAATTTACTTTACGCAGCATTCAGATAACTTGATGCCTAGAGTTCATAAAATGCGTACAGACCTATCTCAGTACTATCATAGTACAAATCCAAGCATAAGACTTTCTTATATAAGTTCAGAGGCTGAAAAGGTAAATTTCGTTATTAATGGTACTGATCTTTTACTTAGAGATTTTAATGTTTTTGCAACCACAAAGACAAACCATAGACAAATATTAGATCAGCTAAAACAACTTGCTATAACTAATAATACATCAGGTGCTTCTATATATGATTTAGGTAATATTATTAAAGCTGAGTCAATTGCCGAAGTTACAGATATACTTAAAGATGCAGAACAAAAACAAATGATGATGCGTCAACAAGAAATGCAACAGCAGCAAGAAATGCAGCAACAACAACTTCAAGCAAAAGCACAAGAAGATCAAATGAAGTTGCAGTTTGAAGCACAAGAAAATGAAAAAGAAAGACAAAAAGATATCACAGTTGCAGAAATTAGAGCCGCAGGCTATGGTGCTCAACAAGACATAAATCAAAACTTGCAGTCTGATTATATTGATGCTCTAGAGAATATACGTGAAACAACTAAGTATAGAGAGCAAATGAATTTTAAACGTGAGCAAGCGGCTAATAACAACAACTTTAATAAGCAAAAACTCCAAATTGAAAGAGAAAGATTTCAAACTCAAAAGGAAGTAGCTAACAAGAAACTTGAGATAGCAAGAGAGAACAAAAACAAATATGACGTTCAATCAAAAAATACTAAAAAAGATAAAGAAGAATAACCCTTCTTTATTTTTGTTTTAGTGTTAGCTATATACTGCACAAATTTGAAAATATAAATCAAATTTATAAAGTTTAGAATTAGGAAACTTTATATATTATATCTGTATTCATTATTAAAAACCAACATATTATGAGCAATGAAACAAGTAACGTGGAAACAAACGTAGAAACTTTAGACATCAACATTGATGAAATCTTTGATGGAGCACCATCAGCAGAGGGTATTACTGTTCCTGAACAAAAGAATAATATCTTTCAACAACCGGAGCAATCTGCAGATTTTTCATTTGCTGAGCCTACTAAAGAAACTACGGAAGAAACAACAGCAACAACTGAAGAAACTACTCAAACGACAGAGGAGACATTAGAAAAAGCTGAAGAAGTATTTCAATCTTTAGATGATGAAATTGATCCAGAAGTAGAAACCGTTGAGCAACCTAAACGTGGTAGAAAAAGAATTAATGGTATCTCGGATGTATTTAATAAGTTAATTGAAAAGGATAAAATTATTCCTTTTGATGATGATAAGTCTTTAGAAGATTATTCTGTTAAAGATTGGGAAGAACTCATTGAAGCTAACTTAGAAGAAAGAGCAAACCAGGTAAGGAGAGAAACACCTAAACAATTCTTTGAAAGCTTACCTAATGAGTTGCAAATTGCTGCACGTTATGTTGCAGAAGGTGGAACAGACATGAAAGGTTTGTTTCAAACTTTGGCAGCTGTTGAGCAAGTGCGAGAGCTTGATGTTACTAAAGAAAGAGATCAAGAAATGATTATCAAAGATTATCTTTCTGCAACAGGCTATGGCACAATGGATGAGATTGAAGAAGAAATTGAACTTTGGAAAGATTTGGGTAAGCTTGAACAGCAAGCTTCTAAGTTTAAACCTAAGTTGGATAAGATGCAAGAAAAAGTTGTAGCTCAAAAATTGCAAGAGCAAGAAATGAAGCGTAAGCAACAAGAACAAGCATCACAACAGTATATGTCTAATGTGTATGAAACACTTAAAGACGGAAAGTTAGGTGATATTAAGGTTGATAAAAAGACACAGGCTATGTTATATAATGGTCTAGTGCAACCAAACTTTCCATCTGTTAGTGGTAGAAACACAAACTTGTTGGGGCATTTACTTGAAAAGTATCAGTTTGTAGAACCTAACTACACTCTTATATCAGAAGCATTATGGTTGCTTTCAGATCCACAAGGATACAAAGCAAAGATTATGGAGAAAGGTGCTCAGAAGAGTATTGAGAGTACAGTTAGAAAACTTAAGACTGAGCAAGCTAGTAGAAAGACTTCTTCTTTAGGTGTACAGGAGCAAGAGAAAACAAACTCTAGACCATCTAAAAGGAAGATCACTAGAAAGAACAACATATTTAGAAGAATGTAAACAATTATTATTATTATAAATTTTTTAATTAATCAATTATGGCAACTCCAGTTTTGAACAATGGGATTTTCCTTAGAGACACAAACTACAAAGCTAGTTCGCATGTTGATTCATATCACTTAACTCAGATGCTAGGTTCAGCAGAACCTATGGATATGGGACCAGTTGATTTGTGGGCAATGACACAGAAAGTTGAAATGCCTCTTTATCAAATGGCTTCTTTTGGTGGTAAGAATACAATTCTTGTGGATAACGCTAGAGGTGAGTATAAATGGCAAACCCCTATCGCCCAGGATTTACCTTTTATTGTTACTGACATTGAAACAGGTAACGTAACTAAAGGTATTGATGGGACAACATTTAGTATTAAATTATCTAAAAGAGCTTTTGGTCATGGTGATATTATCACATATGACAAGTACAATGGTGTAGAGCTTTACATTACAGCAGAAGATATTCTTCCTG